ACCTTGTCGATTTCCAGCCAAGCCCTTATCGAATGAGCGCACAGCTTCTCGCTAAGGTGCGAGGATTGATAGCACACGCGCTAAGCCCTAACTCAATGGTCGGATAATGCCACCAGTTGCCATTACCACTCTTAGAACCACACTAGCGACTGCTCTGGTCAATAACGCTAAGTGGCAAACCTTTGCATTCCCGCCAGCTACAGTTCTGGCTAACTCAGTTATTGTGTCACCCGATGATCCATACTTGACACCTAATAATAACTCTCAGATTTCTATCAGCCCTATGGCTAACTTTAAGATTGTAATGACAGTGCCACTTTTTGATAATGAGGGCAACCTTAACGGCATCGAGGACACAGTAGTTAGTGTGTTTGCACTCCTTGCTGCATCATCTCTGGTCTATAATGTAAGTGCGATAAGCGCACCTAGTGTTCTCAATGCTGCAAGTGGAGACTTGCTAAGTTGCGAGATGTCCGTATCAATCCTAACGAGTTGGAGCTAACCATGACCGACATGGCACAATGGGAAAAAGAGCAGGAAGCTTTCTTGATCAAAATCGGTCAGGTTAAGCCAGCAGCACCAAAGCCAGTAACTAAGAAAGAAGAGGAATAATCCGATGGCAGTTTATTTAGCAAATACAGGAGTTCTAACTGTTAATTCGGTAGATCTCTCAACACTGGTCACAAATGTGGTCATCAACCGCTCATTCGATGAGCTAGAGATTACAGCTCTTGGAGACACAGGTCACAAGTTCGTAAAGGGATTGGAAGCTTCAAGCATCACAATCGACTTCCTAAACGATTCAGCATCTGCAAAGACACTTCAAACATTAAACACTACTTGGGGCACAAGCGTTACTGTGACTTTCAAGCAGACATCTGATGCAGTATCAGCAACTAACCCTCTATACACAATGACTTGCTTGATTAACAACACAACACCTGTAAATGGTGCTGTTGCTGATTTATCAACTCAGTCTGTAACATGGAATGTTATGGGCACAATCGCAATTACAACAAGCTGATAATTAACTAACAAAGGGGCTAACCAATGGCAAAACTAAAGATTACTAAGACAGATGGAAGTGTTGTTGAAGGAGAAATCACACCAGCAGTGGAGTATTTCTTTGAGCAACAGACTAAAATGGGTTTTCATCGTGCTTTTCGTGAAGAGGAAAAACAGTCACATGTCTATCTTTTGGCTCATGAGGTTATCCGCAGGTCAGGTGAAACTGTAAAGCCTTTTGGGATGGAGTTTATCGAGACACTGAAAAGTGTTGAGGTTTTAGACTCTGACCCTTTAGCATAAAGCGAGATCTGCCATTCACCTACCTAATCGCTCGACTGAGCATTAGGTTGCAGATCCCGCCACAAGCACTATTGGAATTAGATAACACCATGCTCGATGCACTTGTGCAGGGGCTAAAGGATGAAGCGAAAGAGGTGAGCGATGCAAATAGAACTAAGAGGAAACGCTGACCTTCGCAAAGCATTACGCCGCTTCGCTCCTGATTTAGAGAAGTCTCTTAAAATTGAGATGAAGCGAGGACTTGCCCCAGTTGCACAAACGGCTAGGGGCTTTGTTCCTTCTCAATCACCTTTAAGCGGATGGGCTGATAGATCGTTTAATGAGGGTAGTTTTCCTACATACAGCGCGACTACAATCAAATCTAAGATAGGCTATAGCACAGCAGTTACAAAGCAAAATGCTCGCGGTTTTAGTGCTATGGCTTCTATTTTTAACAATTCCCGTGCAGGTGCTATTTATGAATCTGCTGGTCGTAATGGAAAACAAGGTCAGCCTTGGGTTGGTCCTAAAGGGCCAGCAGGCAATCGTTATTCACATTCGCGCAATCCTAAAGCTGGAGAACAATTTATTGGTGCTATGCCAGAACTTACAGGTAGCCTTAAAGGCAGAGGTCGCTTAATCTTTAGAGCATGGGCTCAAAATAAGGGCGTTGCAGAAGGCATTGTCAATAAGGCAATTAGCACAGCAGAGCGAGAGCTAATGAAACGCGCACGCAATAGAAGTTTAGGAAAAGCCGCATGAGTACTTTTTTTGAGCAGATTTTTATTGGTTCTAAGTTTGATTCTAAAGGGTTTAAGCAAGCCGAGACTGCATTAAGTAAATTAAATGGTACTGCAAAGAAATTAGCTGGAACTTTTGGTCTGGCTTTTGGCGCAGCGGCAATTACTTCTTATGGTAAGGCCGCTGTTAAAGCCTTTGCAGCAGATGAAGCAGCAGCCCTTAGACTTAACCGAGCGGTAGAGAATCTAGGCATTGGCTTTGCTAATCCTGCCATTGCTGATTACATTGCTAACCTAGAAAGATCAGCAGCAGTTGCAGATGACATTCTTCGTCCAGCGTTTCAGGGGCTATTGACCACTACAGGCTCATTGACTCAATCTCAAAAACTTCTCAGTGATGCAATTACAATTAGCCGAGCATCAGGCGTAGATCTTGCAACTGTTACTGAGGATCTTGGCAAAGGTTACATTGGTATTACAAAGGGTCTGACTAAGTACAACACAGGTCTTACTAGGGCAGAGTTACAATCTAAGTCATTTAATGAGATTCTTGGAGTTATTCTTAAGCGTTCAGCAGGTGCAGCTGAGGATTATTTAGACACTACTGCTTACAAGTTTGATGTCCTCAGCGTTGCAACATCTAATGCCTCAGAGATTATCGGTGGCGGGTTAGTTGATGCCTTTGCCCTTATTGGTGGTGGCACAGATGCCTCAGATGCCGCTTATGTAATTGAAACTATTGCCAGCGCACTTGCTAAAGTTACAGTCCAGACTGGCAGAACTATTGGTGTTATTCCAACTTTAATTGCTAATCTTAAAAAACTACCTAGAGAAATCTTCTCAGGATTTGTGGGAAAGCAATTTGGCGTTAATGTAAATATCCCTCTTCAAAAGGAAGAAACTAAGCTCACTCTCACTCAGAAGCGACAACAAGAACTGCTTGCCAAATTAGAAAAGGATTCCTTGCGCAGAGAGCGTGAAAGACTAGCTCTTAAGAATAAACAATTAGCAGCAGACAAAGCCAAAGCAATTATTGCTAAGGGTGAGGCAGCCCTTCTCAAAGGCGAGACTGTCTTTGACATGGATAAAATCCAGATTGCAGCAGCTCTTACATCTCAGGCTGAACAACTAGGCAAAGCAACTAGCGGGGCTCAGTTATTGCAGATTGCTAACGACACTGCCCGCCTTAATGTTAAGAAGTCAATTCTTGCCTTAGAAGATGCTATTGCCTCTAAGGATGAAGCAGCCATCATTGCTGCTACTAATAAACTTAATGCTGATCTTAAGATTCTTGGTGCTTTAGGCTTACAGGATATAAAACTAAAAGACATAAAATCAGTTCTTGATAGTCTCAAGCCTAAGGACTTAATTAACCTTGCCAATCTAGATGCTGCTATTGCTAAATTAAACGCCATGAGCAGTATGACTGGTCAGCCTAAGATAAGTGGTGCTGGTACAAGCACAGGCGGATCTAGTGCTTCTGGAATCCCTGTTGGAGATTTTGTAGAAAAGATTCCTACAAGCGGCGTGTCAATGGCAGCTATTTTAGAGTTTGCCGATGCAGCCACAAGAAGAGCCAATGCAATGGCTGACCTGCTAGATGCACAGAATGCAGCAGATGCAGCAGCATTTGCTAACAGTTCTTTGAACAGCTTTAACATAACTATCCAGACTGGTGTGGGAGACCCTAACGCTATTGCTGAGACTCTAGACCAGTATTTGCAGGGCGCTGTAGATCGTGGAACTCTAAGGCTTCGATAATGACATGGCTACCAGAATGGCGTGTGACAGTAGGTGATGATGTTTATACAACTGTCACCTCTGTTTCCTATGCCACTGGTCGGCTAGACATTGACCGCCAATGCACAGCAGGCTACTGCCGAGTAGAAATTATCAATACAGATGGTTCGCCTTTTACCATCAATGTTACTGAGCCAATCACCTTAGAATTAAAGAATACATCTGGCACTTATATTACTGTCTTTGGTGGTGAGGTTTCAGACTTCTCTATCGGTGTCAGAAGCCCAGAAGAATCTGGCTACATCACTACAGGAACAATCTTAGGCATTGGCGCACTGGCTAAACTGACTAAGGCTATCTATAATACCGCTCTATCAGAAGGCTTAGATGGCGCACAGATTTCAGCAATCTTGGGTGCAGCTCTTAACCTTTCTTGGAATGAAGTTACCCCTACTGTTACATGGGCTACTTATCCAGCCACAACTACATGGGATGAAGCCGAGACTTACATAGGTACTATTGACTCAGGCTTCTATACGATGATAAGCCAAGCGGCATCTGCTACGGCCAAAAGCCAGACTTTAGCAGATCAGATTGCCACTAGCGCACTTGGTCAGGTCTATGAGTCAGCAGATGGCCTAGTCAATTATGACGATGCAGACCATCGCTCAGATTACCTTTCAGATAATGGTTACACCTACCTTGATGCAGCTTATGCAACTCCTAGCAGTATTAGTTCTCAGACACAGATTGCTCGCATCCGCAATAGCCTCATCTATAAATACTCTACAGCCTATGGCTCAACCTACAGTGCCTCTGATAGCGATTCTATTGCCTCTTACGGCCTCTATGAGAAGTCTTTTGAGTCCAACATCAAGAACCTTGCCGACATCACTGACATAGCCACTAGAGAGCTTAATCTACGCAAGACCGCTAAAGCCTCACTGGGAGCAATTACCTTCAGACTTGACAATCCAGACATGCCATCTGCCATGCTTGATGATTTAATTGCTATCTTTTTTGGCGAGCCTGTCCTTATCCAGAATCTACCTTCCAACCTTTTAGGTGGCACATTTGAGGGCTTTGTGGAGAATGTAGCCCTACGCGCTACCCCTACTTTTGTGGATATAACCCTTTACATCACAGCAACAGAGTTCTCACTATCTACCACACAATGGGAAACAGTAATACCATCTTCAACAATTTGGACAGGTGTAAATGCTACACTTATCTGGAACAACGCGACAGGAGCACTAACTTAAAATGGCAACCAGCCCAAACTTTTCTTGGCCAGAACCAGATAATACAGATCTTGTAAAAAATGGCGCACTGGCAATCCGTACAGCTGTAGATGCTATCGATGCTTCTATGGTTGATCTCAAGGGTGGCACAACGGGTCAAGTATTAAAAAAGAATACCAATACAGACATGGACTTTGTCTGGTCTGCTGATTCAGCTGGTATGACTAATCCAATGACTACAACAGGTGACACAATTTATTCATCTAGTGGATCAACACCAGCTAGACTTGGAATTGGTAGTACAGGACAAGTTCTCACTGTCGCATCTGGAGTACCCAGTTGGGCTACACCTGCAACCGCAACAAGTGGATTTACCTACATCACATCCAGCACATTTTCAAATGTTGCTACAGCTTCAATCACAGGTTGCTTTACATCTACTTACTACAACTACTTCGTGACTTTTCAAGATATGGGTGCAGCAACGGCAAATGATGACCTTGAAATGGTGTTTATTACTGCTGCTCCAGCCGATAGCACAAGTCATTACGGCGGATATATTTTCTTAAATATAGATACACCTGCAATATCTAGCGGAAGTTTCAAGGCTACTGCAAAAATGAAACTTACAAGTTCAACAGGATTATTGACATCTAACGACTACGGAAGCGGTTTTATGTATGTTTCCCAAGTAGGTGTTAGTGGTCGGCCAAGAATTAACGGTCAATACATCAATAATGCAGAAGGCTATCCTACTTCTTTTGGCGCAATGGTTGGCGCGACTGGGACTTTCACAGGAATGAAATTCTCAACATCTTCTAGCAATATCACAGGCAAAATTACAGTATATGGATTGGCGGTTTCATAATGACAAATGACAATGTTTATATCTATGACCATTTAACAGGCGAAGAAATTGTCAGAGAAATGACTGACAAGGAACAAGCCGACAGAAATGCAGAGATTGCTGCTAACGCTGCAAAAAAGCAAACCGAGCTTATAGAAGCCGAAGCGGTTGCTACTGCTAAAGCCGATGCAGCAACAAAACTAACTGCACTTGGTATTGACCCAAAGGCACTTGGGCTATAAGTGGAACACTTGACTGAGATGATTACGCATGAAGCCGCGTCTATCTAAAGCTGCTATCCAGTTAAGGGAGCAGATAGATGATTCCTTCCCAGATCGTGATTC